CAATTACGTCAAACTGCTTGATCCAACTTCTGTTGTGCGTGAAAGTGAGTTTGCCGCTGCTGCTGCGTCTGGTTCGTTTGGCGAACGAGTGCAAACCGCTGTTAACAGAGTAATGACTGGTCAGCGCCTTAGCCCGGAGTTGAGAAAAGATTTTATTAACGAAGCAAGCAATCTTTACAAAGCTCAGAAGGTAGGCGCGGATCGAATCAAAGAGCAATACACCAGCATGGCAAAACGTGCCAAGTTAAATCCAGAAGATGTGATTGTCGATTATTCGGCACCTGTGGTCCCTAGCGGTCAAGGTTCTCAACCAGCACTAACCGCAACCAACCCCAAAACCGGCGAGCGAATTCAATCTACGGATGGTGGTCAGACTTGGACGCCAGTGGGAGGTAAGAGATAATGCCTTTGCCAGCAGGATTTGTATTGGATAAAGCCCCGGCAATGAAGTTGCCGCCGGGGTTTCAGCTTGACGCAACGCCAGAACAAATTCCCGGCGTCATGCCGTTAGCGCAGACCCAAGAACCATCTTTCTTTGAACGGGTTGGCGCGGCACCGGAAACAGCCGCAAGAATGATTTATGGCGGGCTGACCGGGTTGGCGGCAGCTCCGATTGCTTTGGGCAAAGAAATTCTGACGGGTACTCCTAAGGAGCAAACCGCCCGGAAGATTATGGAGCTGGGGTCTGACGTACCTATTAGCCCAGCAGCGCAAGCCAATCTTCAATCATTTGGCGCTTTAACGTCTGGCTTGCCTGCTTTTGTGCCGGCGATCGGGCAGGCCGGACAAGTTGCACAAGGCGTCAATGCGCTTGCCGCCCGAGCTACGCCGGCGGCGCAACGCGCCGTTCAAACCGTACAGAACGCTTTGGTACGCGCTCCAGAACCACAGATGGCTGGTGGTGGGGCGGCAGAAACCCAAGCGGCACTGTTGCGAGCAGAACGCGCTCAACGCCAGAACATACCACTTACCAAAGGCGAGCAACTGCAAAGTTTGGCTCAACAACAACTTGAGCAAGATTTGCTTAAGTCCAACAAGCCTCAGTTGGTAGCGCCTCTGACCAACCTAAAGCAACAGCAACAAGAAGCAATTGGTCGCCAATTCCAAAAACTGACCGAAGCCACCGGCTCGACCGTGGCTGATGTTGACCCAATCTACCTGCGCGACGTTGGCAAGATTGTTGATAAGCCACTGATGGCGGAGTACGAAAAATCGATTGCCAATTATCGTAGTAAATACAACGCAGCCGACAACGCTGGCGAAACTTTGCAAGAGGTGCCGTACCAGAGTCTTGTTGACTACATCAACAAGCAAACTCCAACAACAAGAACTTCTCTTGCGCCGATTTTGCAAGACACGCTTGAACAACTCAAGATTAACGATCCCAATAATACTGGCAGCATTTCTATTCGTGCGCTTGAAGATGTGTACCAAAACATTGGTAAAAAAGCGCAGCCAGGCACTCCAAATTCTACTTACGGCAAAGATCTTAAAAACCTAATAGATCAATCAACTGAAGGCGCTGGCGGTGACCTTTATAAAGAAGCTCGCGCAGCTCGTCGCCAGTTTGCCAAAGAATTTGAAGATGTTGCCTCTGTTGCTAAATTGGTTGGCAGCAAAGGCGAAGATCGTCTTGTCCGTTTGTCCAACGTGTTTGACAACGTGGTTCTTGGCAGTTCAAAAGAAGACATTCAACACATAACTTCGTTGCTTAAACGCGCTGGGCCTGAAGGCGAGCAAGCAATCAATGAACTGAAAGGCCAGACGGTCCAATGGCTAAAAGGCCAAGCAACTGGCGTCAATGGCGTCACCAAATTTGACAACTTCCGCAAGGCAATTGACAAGTTAGAACGCGAAGACAAATTAACCGAGTTGTTTGGCAAGGCTGGTCGAGAGCAAATTCTTGATCTACGAGATACCGTCAAGGATGCTTTGGTTAAGCAACCTGGTGCCGTAAACTATTCCAATACCGCCAGCGCAGTGATGCGTGGTTTGGAAAATATGGCGCTTCGGATTCCAGGCGCAAAAACAGTTGCAGAGTTGCGTCAAGACTATAGAACCAAAAAACAAGCTAAAGAAGCCGCAACCTTTAACGCCCTCGCTCCCACCAATCAAAACCAACTGGTGCCCTGATGGTTACTCTATCCGAAGTCGATCACAAAATTGATTCCCACATAGATATTTGTGCCGTCAGGTACGAGGGGATTGAGAAAGAAACCAAGGGTATCCATGCCAGGATCAAGCGCTTGGAGCAGATTTTCGTAAGCGGCGCTGGTGCGATCATCATGCTGCTGCTGACCATGTTGATCAAAGGTCATTAAACGGTCATCGTCTGCTTGTAGATTGAAAGCTCCTTAACCTTTTGGGTACTGCTATGAAAGACGACATCCTTGCCGCGATTGATAGTTCAGAGCCAATTGACGCTCTCAACGCTCTGTTCTCGGTTGCTTTTTTGATCGCCAAAGCATCAAACTTAAACGAGTTTATGCTTTCTTCGCTGTTCTCCTCGACGGTTGACGCGCTCTTTGCAGCTCACGCTGACGACGAGGTTGACGCTGAAGAAGAAGAAGCGGAAGACTACGACGAGCAGACTGACGACTAATGCTCGGCCCCTCGATGACCTCGGGGGGTAATTAAATGGCTCATTTTGACGCCGCTTTTGAGAAAATGATTGTGGACGAGGGCGGTTACGTCCTCCACAACGTACCCGGCGACGCCGGCGGAATGACTTATGCTGGAATTGCTAGAAACAAAAATCCATCCTGGGGCGGCTGGAACCTTATTGACCATGACGAAAAAGGCCCGCTCCTTACTTCGTTCGTGCGTGAGTTTTACCGGGTTGAGTTTTGGGATCGTATCCGAGGGGATGAGATTACGCAGCAAGCTGTTGCGGAAAGCATCTTCAACTTTGCGGTAAACACCGGCCTAAGTGTTTCGGTCAAGCTGGCCCAGCTCATCGTTGGCGTCACGCCAGACGGCGCTGTTGGCCCTAAGACCGTCGAGAAGTTCAACGCCGTTGAGGCGGACTCATTTAAGAAAGCCTACGCGCTGGCGAAGATCGCCCGTTACGCCGACATTTGCAACCGAAACAAGCCGCAGTCTAAATTCCTGTTGGGGTGGATCAATCGCACTTTGAAGGGCTTGAAGTAGTGGATCTGCTCGGGATTGGTTCAATCATTGAAGGGGTTGGTAAGGTTGCAGGCGATCTCATCACAACAGACAAGGAACGTCTTCAGATCGCGCTCGAGGAACGCAAACTCGATCTGGAGGAAAAGAAAATTGATCAAGCCACCGACCTCGCCCAGGTGGACATCAATAAGATTGAGGCTGCAAACACTAATCTATTTGTTAGCGGCTGGCGTCCTGCTGTGGGTTGGGTGGGCGTACTTGGTCTGGCTTACCAGTTCCTTGGCTACCCTTTGATGCAATGGTGCTGGGCGTTTGGTCAGGGCGTTGATCTGATTCCCAAGGGGCTGGCCGCACCGCCAGACCTGAATGTTGAACAACTCATGACTCTGTTGGCCGGCCTACTAGGCTTTGGCGGTATGCGCTCATTTGAGAAATCTAAGGGCGTAGCGTCTAAATAGTGTCATAATTCTGTGTTATCTAGGCGTCCATGGTTACAGACGAAGAATTTATTGACGCTTGGATGCGGCTGCAAAGCGGCACCGAAGTCGCCAAAGAACTGAACCTCAAACTTCGTTCTGTGTTTACGCGACGGCGTAACATAGAGAAAACCTACAAAATCCTGTTGCCTGTCGCAACCCAGTCAAATAACAACGTTGTCCAGCCACCGGCGATCGTGATGGTCATGTCGGAGCGCCGAGACGTTAACCGGCTAGAGATACAGAACGGCTCGATTATCGTCGGTTCTGACGCGCATTACTCGCCAGGACACATCTCAGTAGCCCACCGCGCTTTGTGCGCCGTAGCCGCCGAAATAAGCCCCGTGGCGGTCATCCTGAACGGCGACATACTAGATGGCGGCAGCATTGGCCGCCACAGTCGTCAGAATTGGAAAAAGCCTCCGACCGTCAAGCAAGAGCTTGAAGCGGTGATGGATCGCTTGCACGAGATTGAGCAGGCAGCGCGGGGCGCAAAGTTAATGCGTACCTACGGCAACCACTGTATGCGCTTTGATGCCAAGCTCGCCAACCTGGTGCCTGAGTACGAAGGCGTGCCGGGTATGTTGCTGCGCGACCATATCCCTGGCTGGAAAGATTCCGAGCGGATTGACATCAATGAAGACACCGTGGTGATCCATGACTGGCACTACGGTTTGCACAGCGGCTGGAATGACGTACTCAAGGGCGGCTGCAACGTCATCACCGGTCATACGCACGAGCTGTCTGTCAAGGCGCATAAAGGGTTCAAAAACACCCACTACGGCATCAAGACTGGGATGCTGGCAGATGAGTACCAGAACGAGTTTGACTACAGGTTGAGCAAACCCGGATTCAACTGGCAATCCGGGTTTGTCGTACTCACTTGGGCCAACGGGATGCTGCTGTATCCCGAGTTCTGCGCGGTGCGCGATGACAATAATGCTTACTTCAGGGGCAAGCTGGTATTAAGCTCGCGGTAGGCTTTGATCGCGATCTTGAGGTCTTCGCTTAGAGCTTTGACTTCAGAGTCAAGAATCTTAAGACGCTCGTTTGCTTCTTGTGCAAACTTAACTAGATTTTCGTAACGCCAGGTTGAAAAGTCGGCCATACTATCCTCAAAAAAATGTGGCTTGCGGGGCGGGCAGGTTGTTAAAGTGGCTTGACCTCCATATTTAATTTATACCGTTGACCGATTCTTAAATCCCATCGGTCGGTTCCTGCGAAAGCACGTTTCGCACTTCCAGCGAAAACCTTTCCCGTTGCTCGTTGGTACTTTGTGAACGCCGATGTTTCGTCGGCACTGTTGACAGTTAACGTATTTATCCATGACTGGTTTCAAAATGGCGCTGGCTCGCACTTGGAGAAGTCGAACTTCGGTTTACGTTTAGGTCTGCTGACGATGTGCGGGTAGGGCGGCTTGACCCAGACCCACCGGACAACCTTGCCCTCGTCGTCAAGGATGCCGTATCTGATCATCGTTAGATTCCTTGCCTATCCAATCACTTGGTTTGTACGCACAGAACGATAATGCGACAGCAAGCGCAAACCACCAGCCGCTAAAGCCCAGCACAAAAACAGCGTAGCCTATACCACCCAAAACAATGGCTTCAAACGAAAGTATGTAAATTAAATATGTGACGTATTTAATCACTGCCCGTCACCAAGTAAAAAATAAACCATGTCAGCAGAGCTGCGCGCCATACAACCCAGCAGCACAGCAAAAAATTCATCGCTGGGGAATCCGGGGTATTCATTGAACATCTTGTTTCCTCGCTTCCAGCATTGCGTCTGCAAGATCATAGGCCGCACCTGCGTACACCGATGGGTCAGGGATCATTTTGGTTTCTCGGGTTATCAACGCTTGCATTGCCTGTCCTGCAAGGTAATCGCGCAAAGTCATGCTCACGGCGTGTTCTGCTGTGAAGTAGGTTGGTTTATCCACCGTTCTTCTCCTTGAGTTTGGCTTCAATTTGCCTCACAAAATCCAAAAGGATTGCTGTTGTTTCGTTTATGTGTTTTCCATATCTGTGGTTAATAAATTCTTCTTCTTCAAGCACTTCTTCTTCTGTCAGCCCGACCCACTGGCGCTCACGCTCGGCTGCGGCGACAAGGGCGGCGAAGCGTTCAAGGGCTTTAGGATGCGTTATATGGCACGATGGCAAGTTTGCCTTCCAAGCCATGCGGATGATGTCATCGCGTGTCATACAGCCTCCCTAAAAAAGTTTCTCAAATAGTGCGCGTAGTCCGGTTCTCCTCCGATATAAGTCACTTCTGACTTTTCCTTTTGATCATCCGGGCAAACGTTTTTAGCTACTTGATAAAACCAAACCATCCGGTTAGACCCAAGTTCAACCGGCGCTTTGCGGCGAGTCAGTAGATTGCGCGCAATACCTTTTTGCAGATGATCCTCGATTGAGAACCTTGTGTACTGAGGTAGATTTATCCCGTACGCAGTCACTTCACCATGCTCCCAGACGTATTTAATCGTCGGGTGGTTCTGATCTATTGCGATTCTCATTGTTTAACTTGCGCAATTTTTAAGTTTGTGCTGGACAGGCATTCTTTGGTTTTGATGTCATACAAACTGCCGGTCACGCAGTCCATGTAGCACTTGAAAATCTTTCTTTTGAACGCTACGTCAACCAAAAGCATTTCCCTGATTTCGTCTAAATGAATTCCTTTGACTCTGGCCTTGAGCAACTTGCCTTCAACCATTCTCATGGATTCCGTCCTTGCGTACGGCTCATCATGCGTAATGCTAATTAAACTCATTTCTCATCCTTGGTTTTCAATTTTGGTTTTTGCGTCTTCAAATCCGTATCCCACAATGACTCGATGACCGCAGTTTTTTAAGTATTCAATCCAGTCCTTTTGCTCTGGTCTGATCGTCCCTCCTTTTTGACGTTTCATCTCAACCCATAAGCCCCACGAGGGGACAAACAAATCTGGCACCCCAGCGCTGACGCCTTCTGCCTTTAGCCTGCCGGCCACACTGATGCTGCGCTTCTCCCCGTTGGGAATGGCAAAAATACGAACATCTGGGTAGGTCTGGCGAAACCAACGCACCAGTTCGCGCTGTTCTTCGTGTTCAGTTGGCATCACCATTTCCTACTCACCACTCGAAAAAACTTACCATCACGCTTATACTCAATCGACACCGGCGGCTTGCCCTGGTTCATGGCGATCACGGCGTAGTCCAGAGCTTCAGTGTCGGCCAGCCTTGCCATCTCGCTCAGGATCACGCTGGCCTTGCTCGCCAAATAATATAGCGTCCCAAGCGCTTTCTCTCCAGCAAAACCTCCATGCAGCACGGGAAGATACTCGGTGATCGGCGCACCGCTCAAACCACCATAATATGTCACAGAAAGCATCTTTTTGCCGCTGGTTTGGCTAACGTGCTGCCGCCAGGTCCAGTCGCTTACGGCCATTTCCGTGCCGCTGTCGCCCATGATGTCATCATTCTGGAGCTTGAGCTTCTTGGGCGATGCCGCTGGAAACTCCGTGCCGCAGGACGGGCATTCCCGCACCGATAGGGCGCAGATTTCGTTGCAGGCGATGCAAACCTTGACCGGCGCAACACCGTCGCCCGTGCCGCCTTTCTTGGGCGGTTGTACGGCGGTGATCGGCCCGTGGGTAGAAACGACCTTGGCAAAATCCAGCACCATGCAATGATCAGTGTGGCTCTTGGGCCGCATTCCTCGACCGGCCATCTGGATGTACAAACCAGGGGACATCGTAGGCCGCAGCATCGCGATCAGGTCAATGTCGGGGTAATCAAACCCGGTTGTCAACACGTTGGCGTTGGTCAACGCTTTGATCTTGCCGGCCTTGAAGTGTTCAATGATCTGCTCGCGCTCTTTCTTTGGTGTCTCGCCGGTCACGCAGGCAGCGGCAACACCCCAGTAGTTCAAAATCTCGCAAATATTCTGAGCGTGTTCGACGCCGGTACAGAAAAATAACCAGTGCTGCCGCTCCTCGGCCAGCGCAATCACTTCGGACACCACGCGCACGTTCTGGTCTTTCGTGTTAACCGCTCGTTGCAGAGCGCCTTCCACGAACTCACCGCCTCGCTTGGCAACGCCAGTTGTATCCAACATTGTTGACGTTAACTTGGATCGCAGCGGAGCGAGGTGCTTTTTGAAGATCAGCTCCTCGATGGTGACCGGCTCAATCAGCGCGTTAAAGATCGCCGGCTCATCCGTGATCAGGCCATGGCCCAAGCGGTAAGGCGTGGCGGTTAAACCAATAACCCGAAGATTGGGGTTGATGCGTTTGAGCTGGCGAAGTAAGTCACGATAACCGCCAGTATCTTTATGATTAACCAAGTGACATTCATCAATAATCACCAAATCCACAAAATCTATCTGCGCCGCTTTGTCCCGCACCGACTGAATACCGGCAAAGGTGATCGGCTGGTGTAACTCGCGCCGGCCTATGCCAGCGCTATAGATGCCCAGCGGGGCGTTCGGCCAGTGTTGGAGCATCTTTTCGGCGTTGTGCTCAAGAATTTCTTTTACATGGCTTAAAATAAGAACGCGGGTTTCAGGCCAATTCTGTAAAGCATCTTTGCACAAATATGCAACGACATGGCTTTTGCCGGCCCCCGTTGGCAATACTATGCAAGGATTCCCCTGATTCTCGTTTTCAAACCATTGATATAGAGCGGCGATTGCTCGACTCTGGTATTCACGAAGTTGCATTGTGTTCCCTGATATACTCGGCGGCCCTGAAAAACAACAATTCATTTTCTTTCAAAAGACCAATCGCTTGATTGCACTTTTGACACAAAAGACCGCGAAATTTTCCAGTGAGGTGGCAATGATCAATATGATAGGCGTGTTTAATATTTATATTGCAAATCAAGCATTCGAAGTTTTGTTTGCCCATGGCTTGTGCAACGTCTGATTCGCTTAGTCCATATTCTTTTTTTACCCGCGCCCATCGAGCCTTTTCCGCTCTTTTTAATCTTGACTCAGCGTTGCAGTCAATACAGTTGTTTGTGGTGACAAACCGACGATAATGTCCATTAGGGCAAGCCGCGTCTGATAAATATTCCAAATGCCCCGCGGCTATCGCAGCTAATGCTGCGGCGTGATTTACAGAAGATCGTTTGCTAGACCTTCCGCTTGTATTAATTTCGGCTTTGCCTCGAGAAATAGCAATACATTCAGAACAATTTCCAGAAGACGCGTATCGTGGAGACAAATGATCTTTGGTGCATCTTTTCCCAGTAAAATACAAAGTCTCCCCTAATTCTCTTGCTCGCTGCCCAGTTGCTGTCAATTTTGAAAATTCTGGGTGAAATTCGTGTTTTTTTGCCATGATCAACCTACATTAAGTTGTTGTTGATCATAACACAAAATCATCCAACCACCCGCCCATCAAACGCTTGGCGCAGCTTTTCCATTCCCTCATCCGGCTCCGCGCAAGCATCAGGGTTTGCGACGATCTCTTTTGACCCATACACGCCCTCACCTGGCTCACCGTTCACAACGTCTTTACCTTTGATGACGTAGATGGTTTGCCATTCATCCTGAGCATCCTTGCGCTGCCACGGGACCATATCCGGGTGCAAGACATGGCTACCGCATCCTTCGCGCTGCCATTCCACCGGGATCTCGTTGCCGGCGTGGCGCTCGCAGATCCAGATTGACTCCGGCGTTGACGTACTGTGAGCGCAAGTGCGGCAGTTGACTTCCTTAGTCAGGCGATCGCCATGGCAAAACGAATGCGCGGGGCACCACTTACATTGATACCAACTTGGATCGGTGCTTAACGGCTCAGGCATCCGGTCTGACAATGCAATCCGCTTACCACGGGCCAGCGCTTTCTCAGCAACGTCCTGATCGTACTCAACGCGCTCGGCGTACAGTCGATCATCGTCCTTACAGACCGCCACATACAACGCACGATCAATCTTGGTGCCGTGCATATAGAGTTGCATCTGGACGTAGTGTTCCCATTTGGCGCTCTCAACGCCCTTGTCTTCAACCTGTTCAAAACTCTTTCGGTTGTGGGTCTTGTACTCAACAATGTGCTTTGACTTCGGTGCGCCAGGTACGCCGCTCAAGGCGATGTCGTCAATGCTGCCGCCGATGTGGTATCCAAAGTCCACCCGCTCCTGCGTCATGCCAGCCTTAAACTGGACGCCGATTGCGCGGAGGTCATCCTTAATGGTTGTTTCTTCAAGCTGGCCCCGGCGAAAGATTCGCAGCGTGCGACCTTCAAACTTCGTAGCGACAGCCCACCGGAAAGACAACCACAACCAACGATCACAAGGATGCCCAAGCAGGGAAGCACCAAGGTGATCTCGATGATGCTGTGGCTTGTCCGCGTGGTGCTGGTCAATTAGCTCTGGAATGCTATACTGCGCGTCAGGTATCCTCATTGCTCTCTCCCTTGGTACTTTGGTACTTTGCCCCGGCGCTGAACCGGGGCATTTTTTTGCCTGTTACTTCTTAGCCCATGGCGGCGCGGCTTTGACGCCAGCACCAGCCGCAGCGGCTGCGGGTTTCGGCGCAGGAGCAGCAGCACCAGCCAGCGCTTTAAAGCCCTTGACCTCGTTGCTGTTGCCGTACTGCTCCGAGATCCGAATGTCGAGCTTGATGGACAGATTGCCGCCGATCATCTGATCCGTATCTTTGAGCGAGGTTAGGCCGATCGCCCGCATGATCTCGCCGAGCTGTTGCCGGCCAATCTCCTCGGCCTTCGGGTTGGCGTTACGCACATTCAGGTTGCCAAACACCACGCGCCCTTCATGAGTCGGGCCGGTGATGTCATAACGGACCTTGATGTACTTGCCGTTGCCGAGCTTAGTTGGCACGATTTCTGCTCCGGTAATGATTGCGGTATACCAGCCAGCAGGCAGGGGTTCAAAGTTACGCTCCGATTGTGGAAGCGAGCCAAGGTCAAAGGTTTCGTCTAACAACATGATTATTTCCTCGTGATGGTGAAAGATGGGCGGCCAGGTTTGGCCGTGATTGCGCCCGATAATGGTTTGGTGATCGACTCCTCGGTGGCTTTCCAGATCGCCATGTTGATCTCTGGCTTCCAGCGAAAGATCGTTGACAAATGCTCGTCAAGCCCTTCCTCGGCGGCAATCAAGAGCAACTTGTCTGCGTTGACCGTTCGGTTGATGCGTCCCTCGATCTTGATGCCAAAAGGCGAACCGGGTTGCACCAAGTTCTCGGTTCCCTCGAAAGTTTCAGGGAACTGAACCTTCTTTAAGATCTGGTCTTCGCAGTCGCGGCGCATCTCAACCGCGATACGCTCGGCCTCCTTATACCCAAGCCAGCGCTCGGCGAGCGCGTCTATCGTAATGTCGTCAAAGATTGTCATGCTTGTATCTTCCTGATGATGTCGCCCAAATCAGCGTCTTCCCAAACGTCCAGCTTGCCGCTGCGGTCCTTGGCAAGCCAAAGGCCGTCGCCGTCCGTCATCAAAGCTCGGCGAGTGTTGCCCTCGGCATCCTTCTCAACCCGCAGCGCCAGTACTTCGTCAAAGAAGTAAGGCAACGACTGGCCGGTCTTGTTACCCGGCATCGAGGGGGCGTACAGCACGCGGCCCATTTCGTCTTGGGTCTTCTCGAGCTTTGCGCTCATGTAAACGTGCTTGCCAGGCAAGTCGCGAAAGCCTCGTATAATGTCAGCCATCTGCTCCTGCATAGCGCCGTACGCTTGCCGAGGGTCTTTTGTCGCCTTTTTTTCGGCGTTTAGGACCACTTCGGCGATTTCAGAGATTGAATCAAGCGCCACAGACTCAAACTCGTTGGCTTCAGCACTGCTCGTGAGCCATTTATAGGCCTCTTGCAGCTCGCCAATTGACGTTATTTCCACGAAGGGCAGGTTGGTATCAGCGATACTCAGCAACCCGCCCTCAGCGCTCAGAATGACCGGCGCAGGCAGCGTCGGGATGAGGCTGGTCTTGCCCGCCCCAGCTTGACCATAGACCAAGAGCTTGACCGCTTGCGCGGTCGCCTCTTTGGTGCGTTTAAGTTGGATTGCCATCACAGCCCCCCGCTTAAAGCCAGAAACAGGCAGATCGCAGCCATTGCGCCAACCGCAATCGAGGCCAGCGCCGTTACCCAAAGGGAATCTTCGCGTGGTTCAAACTTATTCATCGCCGTCTTCCTCCTCGGTTTCGTCCGACCAGCTCACGGTCACGAACTCGTCTTCGCTGTATGAGCGAAGCTCGACCTTGTTGACTTCCTCATAGAACTCACGATGCACATGACCGAGGATGATCTGCTCAACCTCTCGCTTGGTAAAAATGATCTTCATCACTATCCTTGGTTGTTGGCTGCACCGTCGGGCCATCCGTTCGTGCAGTGGTTGCCACTTTACCCCTTTCCAGTTAAAGTGTCAACACAAAGTTTCAACCAAGGTGGAAAAAGTGACGACCAAGGAAGCAATCGAGCATTTCGGGGGGCTCAAGAAGCTCGCCGATGCGCTTGGGGTCTGGCCCCAGGTGATCTATAGATGGGGAGACAGGCCACCCATGGGCAGGCAGTACGAGATTGAAGTCAAGACCGAGGGCAAGTTACGTGCAGACCATGAACAAGATTGACGCCGCCCTGACCTACGTCTCCTGGGGCTGGTTCGTCCTACCGGTAGTGCCCAACGGTAAGGTGCCGGCCACCGCTCACGGGGTCAACGACGCAACCACAGACCCAGAGCAGATCAAGCGCTGGTGGACCCAAAACCCGAACCTGAACATCGGCATTGCCTGCGGTAGCGCCAGTGGGATCGTGGTGTTTGATATTGACCCACGCAACGGTGGTGATGCCAGTTGGCAGCAATGGATCTCGGATCACGGTCAGATCCGTGACGGCGTGATGGCGCTCACCGCGGGCGGAGGCCAGCATTACGTTGCCAAGCATCTTGATGGCATCCGATCCTGCAAGCTGGCCGATGGCATTGACCTTTTGTCAGACGGGCGCTACTTCATCGTGTACCCATCAACAATCGAGGAGCGCGGCTACGAGTGGGAGGCTTCCAGCGATCCGTTCGATGGTGTAGCACCTAGTGCGATACCTGAAGTGTGGATGCCGCATCTAGGCCGGCGCAAAGCCACGCCAACGACCAGCGGGGAGCTGATCCAAGGCAACCGTAACGATGGTCTGACGAGCTTAGCCGGTGCGATGCGTTCGTTTGGCATGACCGAAGCCGAGATTCTGGCCGCGATCAGCGTCGCCAACGAAACCCGGTGCGAGATCCCCTTGCCGAGCAGCGAGATCAAGCAGATCGCAAGATCCGTCACGCGGTACGAGCCAGACACGGATGTTGCAGCCAGCAGCGCAATCGGCTCAGAGGCCGCAGAACGGCTTTTAGAGGGCGAGCCAACCCGAGACTATTTCCTTACCCGCGCAACGAGCTTCCTGGGCCAACCAAGCCCCGTGCCGTGGATTGTGAAGGGGTGGCTGCCGGCATACGCCACGGCAATGATGTATGGCGAGTCTGGAGTGGGTAAGACATTCGTTGCGTTGGACATGGCTTGTTGCATTGCCAGCGGTATTCCGTGGGGCGGTATCAGAACCAAACCCGGCATCGTTGTCTACCTGGCAGGTGAAGGTAACTACGGGATGCGCCAGCGTATCGCGAGCTGGTGCCGGCGTAACAACGTAACCAGTCTCGACAACCTGCTGATCAGCAACAAAGCAATTGATCTGGACGGCCCAGGCGCAGCGACAGAAGTGATCGCCGCGGTGCGTGCGTTAACGTCCGAGCCAGTCGCGCTCGTGAACATCGATACGCTCAACAACCATATGAGCGGCGACGAGAACAGCGCCAAAGACACCCGAGCGATGATCAATGCCTGCAATATCGTCTCAATGGCCCTCAGTGCGACGACAATGTTGATCCACCACTTAGGCCACAACTCGGAGTCAAAACAGCGTGCGCGGGGTTCTAGCGCGTGGCGAGGGGCATTGGACGCGAGTATCTTGGTTCACGGCAAGACCCACGAGATTATTGTGAGTTGTACTAAGCAGAAAGACGCGCCGGAACCGAAGGATTTGCATGGGTGCTTAAGCCCAGTGGATCTAGGTTGGCAGGATGAGGATGGGTTGCCGCTGCCTGGGGCGGTGTTTGAGATGTTTCAAGAGGGCGATCTTCGGATGCCACAACCAAAGGAAGACAAGCTGGCCGAGCACAAGGCCAACTTGGAGCGGGCTTGGTTCGTCGGTGGGGCGGAAGTGATGGATGAGATGCCTTACGTCAGCCGAGAGGCGTTCAAGACGTTTTTGCTGGAGCAGGGTGTCAAAACCAATTCGGTAGACCAGCACTTGAAGGCTTCAGCCAGGCCGGGAATGATCATCAGGGATCTGACGGATGCTGAAATTATAGGCAAGCATGACAAGGGGTGGCTGGTTAAAAATACAGTGCTATCCAAAAGGCTTATGGAAAAACTAGGCTAAGGGAAAGGGATTTAGTTCTAAAAATTAGTCCGTAACAACCGTAACAAGCCGTAACATGCCGTAACATTGTTACGGCGGCAAAGGCGAGTTTACCGTAACG